ATGCAGGGAGCAGAGTATCAGGCTTTGGCTATGCGTACTAACGATAAAAAGTCTACAGATAGGCTTCTGAATAAGATTAATGATTTAAAGATTGGCAATCATTGTGGAGATACGCCAGAGATTGAATTAGGCGGTGTTCTTAATGCTGCACTAGGTTTATCCGGCAAGGTTGGAGAACTTAACGACATGCTTAAGAAATGGATTTTCCATGAAAAGCAGTTAGATGCCGAACATTTAAAACGTGAAATCAGCGATGTATGTTGGTACTTAGCTTTGATGTGCGATTCTTTTGAGTTCAGCCTTGATGAAATCATGCAGATTAACATTGATAAGCTGAAAGCAAGATACCCAGAGGGATTTGATACTTACAAAGCTAATCACAGACAGGCAGGTGATGTCTAATGAAATCAAGAAATATAATAAATATGTGCCTTAATTGTGAAAATAGGTTGAAACTATTCAATCAGCGACCATGTAATGATTGCGTTGTAAGTGGTGGGGAAAATAACAATTTTACACCTCTCAAAGATGTTGCACCTAGCGTCAATGAAAAACCGGTAAATGACAATGTTAATCATCCTAGCCATTATGCAACCGGTAAATATGAGTGCATAGATGTTATGCTTGAGATATTTGGTGTTGAAGCTGTAAAGACATTTTGCTTGCTTAATGCTTTTAAGTATAACTACCGCACTGGCAACAAGAATGGCTTAGAAGATATTAAAAAAGCTAAGTGGTACATTGACAAATACATAGAATTGTCAGAATAGCCATATCAATGCCTCATAGCCAAGCGGTAAGGCACCGGACTTTGATTCCGTTAGCGTGGGTTCGAATCCCACTGGGGTAGTTAAACTATTTCCGGCATTAGATCCAGTCGGAATAGTTAGACTACCGAACTGTTTTGCATTTTACAGGGTAGTCCTCCTTCATATGCTCTCTTGGATTTGTTTCAGTTAAGGGTGGTGCAAGACCGCTCGGAGAGTTTTGCCTCGCACAGAGGTGTGAAATTCAACTTATCAAGGTTCTTCCTCAATATTCCCCCAAAATATTATTGCATTTTCCCTTGATAGCCGTTATAGGCGGTATTTGCCGATATGGGATAAAGGTATTCCAGTAGCTTGCTAAGCTATCCAGCAGAAATGTTGTTCGTGTTCGATTCACGATGTCGGCGTTCTCACATATAAGCGAAATGGAAATATAGTTGTTGGTTACCTGTATTATCCTAAAACCAACCTGTATGTGAGTTGATGTGTGGCGGAATGGGTAAACGCTAACCGGTGGTTAAGAGAAAGGTGTGCAACAAGGATTGCTAGAACAAGTCTGGTAAATAGCTGTAAGCAATCACACCTATAAATCCGTTAGAAAATAAAAATCCATCTATCCCTATTCGTAGGTGCAGACTAACTGACGGAATCTCATGTGTGGTTCAAATCCACACCACATCAAGCGGTCGGGTCATTCCCGAATAAGCAGGCGTTGCAGTAGTCCCTGCTGAAATAATTAAAATGTTTGCGTTGGTTGATTTGCGAACAGGACGGCAAATAGCGTAATGAAGTGCCATAAATACTTTCCAACACAAGAAACTGTACAACGGATAGTAGTTCAGTTGGGAGTAACGCTTGATTTATTCAAGTAGTCACAGGTTCAAGTCCTGTCTATCCGATTACAACAAACTAGGTTAGCTACCGAAAAGCAGAACTGTGACTGCCTGTTTGTTGTTTTTGTTATTCACAGATTAAGCACAAGCGGAGTGCTGTTATCTTTCACAGGAGGTAATTTATGAATTTTAAAGAATTATTTATTGACAAATCAAAAACACTTATTGTAAACACTGATTTAGCACTTGTTTTAGGTGATTTAAACGAAGCAATAGTACTTAATCAGTTAAATTATTGGCTAGAGATTAATAAAAAGGCTGATAAGAATTTTATTGACGATAGATATTGGGTATATAACTCATACAGCGATTGGAAAGCTAAAGATTTTCCGTATTGGAGTGAAAAAACGATACAGAGAACATTCACAAGGCTTGAAAATAAAGGAGTTGTTGTATCTGCTAATTATAACAAATTGGGTATTGATAAAACAAAGTGGTACACAATAAATGTTAAGCAATTACAGGAACTTGTAGATAAATTTAATTCCGATAAGAACAGAATGACAAATCAACAGGACAATATGACAGACCGACAGGACAAAATGACCTGTCGAGAAGGACAAAACGACAGACCATTACCAGAGATTACTACAGAGAATATAGACAGAGATTATATTACAGAAAATAAATATGCTCTTTCAGAATCTAAAGATTCTTCAAGAGGAGATATATATGCTTTTTCAGCTGAAAAAGGCGGAAGCAAATCTGATGTGATTAAAAACCTTGCTGTTGAATTTGCTGATTGCGAGCCGTCAGATTGGCGAATAGAGGAATTAAAACACATTATTGACTATTTCCTTGAGCAATACAATAAAACTTTAAATATGAGCCATATACGCATTACAGAACAGGCTTTGACAAAGATAGTTATTAATTACTTTGAGCCAGTTGGTAATTATATGAGTGATAATTCTGCTTATGGATTTGATGATTACTACAAAGAGTTAATAGATTATTACTTACAGACAAAATACAAGATTAATGGCAAAGAAGTAACTAAGAGCTTGCAGCATTTCATGTCTGGAATGATAAGAGAAAACTTAGCACAGAAATATTTGAAATAAGGAGTGATTATTATGGCTATGGGCGTACACCCACTAAACAAAGATAAGTTTTATGAAGCAATTAACCTCTACATATCGGGGCAGGCTTCACAGGTAAAAGCGGCAAAAGTAGCAGGTTGTAGCGTACCGACATTTAAGAAATACGCTAACAAGATTTATGGTGGCGAGGAATTACCAGACAATTTATGGGGGAAGACGTGATATGTGTAAATTTTGCGAGGAAAAATTTCCTGCCATAACGCATTATGGCAAATTTAAGATTGATAAGTTGTCAAATACACCTGTAATTACATGCGACTTGAATAAATGTCCGTCCTTTGCAGTGTGTAGCAGTAAAGAGATGAATGTTGAAATGGTAATGAAAATAGCTTATTGCCCTATTTGTGGTAGAAAGTTGGTGGAAGAATGAATGAATTTTTAAAATTTTTTGACGATAAAGCAAAAGACTTTCCAATGCATCTTGAAATTACTTATAGCAAAATATGTGATTGGAATATTTTGATTTATAAAAAAGGCTGTGCTGATGATTACCCTAAAGCTAGGTGTAATGGCGAAGATGTAGTAATTGTCGATGAAAATGATGGTGACATGGAACTTTGCTTTGCTAAGGCACATGTGGAGCTGAAAGAATGGCTTTCGGAATTTAATGGCGGATATTAAGGCGGTGGGAAAATGAAACATCAAAAAGAATGGCGCACTTGCGACAGGTGCGGTGCTGAAATAGAAAAGCCTAAAATATGGTATGACCGAATATTCCCTTATCTAAGAACCGTAAATTTAAAAAGACCTATGTGTTTCAAAGAAATATTTGCAGAAATTGAACAAGGGAGAATAGAGCCGGTTATAAGTAGAGACGGTATAGACAGTATTATATTGGACGAATACTATTGCACAAAGACAAAGCAAATTGACTTATGCCCTAAGTGCAGGAAAGATTTTGAGAGGTTTATGAGGAATGAATGACATTGACAATCCTTTATCAGAGTATCAACCGCCGTCTAAAGAAGCATTGAGAAATTTTGACATAGACATTTCAAGAGAAGCAGTAGAAAAATATGCTTTGAAAAAGTTTGGCAGACTGCCACAAAGCCACGTTGAAATGAATTTCGCTATATGCTCTAAAATAACCGAGGAAACAAGGAGATTTATGAAGAATGAATAGTGCTTTTACGATTATGTTTTTAATTGCGATTATAGTAGCTGTGGCACTTATGATATCTATATGCATTGCAGGAACAGTGTTTTTGCTTGAAGAAACAGGAATACTTGATGTATTCAGAGAGATTATCAAAAAGGATAGGAAGTGATTTTATGAAAATATCAGAAATGAATAACTGCATTGAAAAAATGCGGGAGTGTTACAAGTTTGATGATGATAAAACGGAAATAAGACTTGGGGATATGATAAGTGGAAGTAACAGATATGTAACTGTCGGCACAAGGGATGAAAACGGAACACAGATTGAAATGACAAGGCGTGCGGATGAATTAGAATAATAATTGCTGATTATCGGCGGAAAGGAATTGTTATGAAGAAGAAAATTTTAGCAGTTGTGTTAGGATTGACATTATGTTTAGGAATGACCGGATGTGCGTCATGGGACAGAATGGTAACAGATATGAAAAGCGATGTAAATGGCGGTATGCAAAGAACAATTACTGTATACACGGCAGATGGTAAAGAACTCGCAACATATGAAGGCAAGATTGATATTGATACAAACGATGGTGGATATGTTAAGTTTGATTTTAATGGTAAGAGATATATCTACTACAATTGCTTTGTAGAAAGCATTGCAGATATTGATTAAGTGATATTACCGGCTACAGATTGATTGTAGTCGCTACCCTTAGAAAGCTAAAGGCTGATAAAACACAGAAAAGGAGACAGAGAACATGAAGAAGTTATTTGTAAGTGTGCCGATGAAAGGCAGAACAGAGGAAGAAATCAAAGCAAGTATTCAGAAGATGAAAAAGGTAGCAGAGATATACGAGGGTGAGGAATTAGAGCTTATCGACAGCTACATTGAGGATAATCCACCTAAAGACAGCAAAGAAGCTGTATGGTATTTAGGTGAAAGCCTTAAGAAGCTGGCACAGGCTGATGTGTTCATAGGAATTGCGGAGAACTATGATTGGAGTGGCTGCTGCATTGAAAGGGAAACAGCAGAAAGATATGGCATTAAAGCATATATGATTCCAGCAAGATATGTAATTGATGATTATAATGCACTTGTGCAGAAATTACATCCGGCTGTCCGTGACGTATTATTCTAACAAAATTTTACCGGCTAACAAATAGAGCTAGTTGCTAACCTAGAAAAATTATAGGCAGAGGTCTATAAGCGCCTTTGCTTTTAAGTGGAGGTGCTTTTCTTTATGGCTAGTCAGAGCCTTATTTCCACAGTTAATGGATATGAAAATTATATAGAGAAAAACGGAATTGATGAACAGGTAATTAATGCCTATGTAGACGCTTGTAGCGTAGCTATAAACGGCGAAAAAGATATTGAGTATGGACTACAACTCACCAAGAGAGCAAAAGAGCTTATAGAGGGCTTCTGCACGGCTAAAACGGGTGGAACGATATGGGATTTAGAGAAGTATGCGTTTGCAAATAAAACGGAATATGAGCTGATTAATTGGTTTTATGATATTTTACTGATTGAAGCGCAAAACAAAGTTGTTGATAGCGGATTTAGGTATCTTGAAAAGAAAAGAGAACCTAAAGAGCGCTTCTATATGCCACGCCGCAAACAATTCTTAAAAATGGGGTTAATAGAAGCCTTGCAGGGTATGATTGATGATAAATACGATATATTGTGCGTATCATTGATACCTGGAGCAGGAAAGACAACTATCGAAAAGATGTTTAACGCTTTAGTAGCTGGCTGGTTTCCTAATGATTTTTGCCTTTTCTATTCCCATTCCGGCGACATTACACGAATGTACTACGATGGTGTATACGATATTGTCACCAACGCTGATGAATATGCGTGGAATGAAATCTTTCCTAATCTTACAGTTACAAGCACTAACGCAAAGTTAGAGCAGTTCAACATAGGCAAATATAAGCCGTTTCCAAGTGTGCAATGTACATCTGTCGGAAGTAAAAATGCTGGTAAAGTTCGTGCAAGTAAATTTTTACTTGTAGATGATATGATAGGTGGCATTGAAGAAGCACTTAATCCGATGGTACTTGATAAACTATGGGATAAATATGCGGTAGACGCAAGACAAAGAAAAATCCAAGATACAGACGGACATAACTGTAAAGAGATACATATTGCTACACGTTGGAGTGTACATGATGTTATCGGAAGAATACAGAACATGTATGCAGGGAACAAAAGAGTTAAAACTATTGCTGTACCAGACGTTGACCCAGTAACAGGCGAGAGCAATTTTGATTATGAGTATAGCGGATTCACAAAAGAGTTTTTTGCTGACCAACAATTACTCATGGACGAAATTTCTTACCGATGTCTGTACAAACAGGAGCCTATCGAGCGTGAGGGCTTGCTATTTCCCGATGATAAAATACGCAGATACCTTAATTTGCCACACGGAGAACCAGAGATTATCACAGCTCAATGCGATACAAAAGGCAAAGGCACGGATTATTTTGTATTGCCTGTATTACAGAAACACGGGGAGGATTATTACTGTATTGATTGCGTATGTGACAATACGGCAGATTATGAAGAACAATATAGAAATGCTGCAGGTGTACTTGTAAATAACAAAGTGCAAGAGTGCGAATTTGAGCGTAACGCCGGCGGTGACAGAGTTGCAATGGAAGTTAATAAGAGAGTTGAAAGTGTCGGTTGGATATGTAACATCACTGATACACCGACCGAAACGAATAAGGAAGCAAGGATATTCCAATGTTCAAACTGGATATTGCAACACATTATTTTTAAGGATTCATCGCTTTATAAACCTAATGAGCCATACGGAGTAATGATGTCATTATTAAAGCAGTATTCAGTATCGGGCAAGAAACAATTAGATGATGTTCCGGATGTTTTCTCAAACTTTGCACTAAGAATGACACAAGGTAATAGAACAGCTAAAGTTGAAGCTGCTATAAACCCATTTAGGAGGTATTAATCTATTATGACAACTAAGGACTATTTGAATCAGATAAGCAGACTTAACAGAATGATAAACAATAAGCTGACAGAAATAACACAGCTTAGAGAACTTTCTTGCAGCATATCAGCTATTGGAAATGAAGAAAAGGTAATATCATCATCTGACCCAGATAAAATAGGCGCTACATACGCCAAGATTGACGAAATGGAGCGTAATCTTGATAAGATGATAGATGAATATATTGAAAAGAAAAACTTGATTATAGGGCAAATAGACGGCATAGAGAATGAAGATTGCTATAATATTCTGTTTTCAAGATATATTGAAAAGAAAACTTTTGAGGTTATCGCTACAGAAATGAAATATTCATGGAGGCAAATTATTAGACTTCACGGAAAGGCTCTTAAGGCGTTTGAAGAAAAATATGGCAACACATATTTAAAGATGTCATAGAATGTCATATTGCGCTAATGATATACTGTATCTGTAAGAAATTACAAAACTGTTTTTCATAAATAAAAAATTACTTATCAAAAGGCACCGTTACTTAATTGTGGCGGTGCTTTTTACTATGCAATGAGGTAGAGATATGAATTTTTATATGAGTAAAGATAAATCAATTATGTGTCCGAACTGCCATAAGTTTTTGACCAAGGCAGACAGCAAAGACCCACGGACACATAAGTTAGCGTGCAAGCATTGCCATAAATGGATATGGTATGTGCCTAACGATGATGATGATTTTCAGATTAAGGAAATACCGGACAGCAGGAGTTCAAGTGGTATGACATTTTATTAGGAGCAAGATATGAACACAATGTATTTTCAAGACCTTGTTAGAGGTTGTTATGGTAGAAAAATTGCATACACGAATGTAGATACAATAACTGCTAACAATGTTGTTAAGGTTATTGGGAGTACTATAGGTGTATTTAATTGGAATAAGCCAGTTATCAAGTATCTGTGGCATTACTACAAGGGCGACCAACCTGTTTTATACAGAACTAAGCTATCTAATGAAGACATAATTAATAAAATTGTTGAGAATCACGCTTATGAATGGGTTCAATTCAAGGTAGGACAAAGCTATGGCGAACCAATCCAGTTTATTAGCCGCAAAGATGATGAAACTATCAATAAAGCAGTTGATACGCTTAATGATTTCATGACAGATGCCAACAAACAAGAAAAAGATATTAAAGCTGGAGAGTGGCAATCTGCAACAGGCACATCATTCAAAGCGGTTCAACCAAAAAATGGAGATGTACCATTCAGAATTGTGGCACCCACGCCTCTTAATACTTATGCTATTTATAATGAGAGCACTGAAGAACAGATACTTGTCGTGCAAGAGCTTAAAGACGAGGATGGAAACTGGTATAAAATGGCTTTTTCCGACACAATGTCTTTTAGAATTGTTGACAGCAAAGTAGTTGAAGCAAAACTACATACATATGGCGAAATCCCTATTGTAGAATTTCCGAATAATCATGAAAGACTTTCTGATATTGAACTTATTATAGGCATGCTTGACGCAACCAATAATATGCAGTCTAACAGAATGGATAGTATACAGCAATTTGTTGAATATTGGGTTAAGTTCGTGAATTGCGAAGTGGACGAAGAGACTTTTAAGAAAATGAAAGAAAATCATGCGTTAGTTGTTAAGTCAATGAATAAAGATAACAAGTCTGATGTTGATATTATGACACAAGAGCTTAATCAAACGCAAAGCCAAGTGGCTAAAGAGGATTTTATAGACAATGCTTTATCTATATTAGCTATTCCAAACAAACAAGGCAATACAGGTGGAGACACGCAGGGAGCAGTTGAGCTTAGAAATGGGTGGGATTTCTCAAAATCAAGAGCAAAATTAAAAGACCCTCTTATCAAATCATGTGAAAAGCGTCTGGCTGTAGTGGTTCTTAACATCTTGAGACTTGCAGGAGAAGACTTAAAACTATCGGTTAGAGATTTTGATGTGCAGATAAATCACAGTCCACAGGATAATATGTATACCAAGGCGCAGACGCTTACAGTGTTGCTTCAAAGCGGCATACACCCACTTATAGCAATTAAGACAGTTGGTTTATGGGGAGATGCAGAAAAGACATTCCTTTTATCAAAACCATATCTCGACAATATATATAAAACTATTGACGATGTGGAAGCACAAGAACGAAAAGCACAAGAAATAATTAAAAACCTTGCAGACAATGGAGGTGTTAGCAATGAAATATGATTATACAGTAACCCAGGACGGCATAACCTATAATGCCGGCGAAGAAGTCCCAGATATGGGGAGTATAACAGCTATTACATCAAGTGGAAATTACAGAGAATACAATGCTTTATCTAAAGACTATGACAAGTTGCCACACTACGTCTCTTTCGGCAGCAGTTGTTACATGATTGATATATCGGAACTGTATAAGTACGATGCTATTAATCAGATTTGGATTAAACAATAAGGAGGGGCGCAATGAAAGCTAATGAAGTTTTTGCTGTTCTCAAAAAAAGAATTGAGCAAGGCGGTGTGACCGACGAAACAATTAAGAAGATTGTAGAACAGTATTTTGAAGAGAATCCTGTTCAGATTATAACTGACAACACACTTTCAGTTGCTGGTGCGCCGGCTGATGCATTATCTACCGGAAATGCAATTAAAAATGTTTCGGACAGTTTTAAAGATATATTTCTTGAGAAGTTTTTTTCTTTGCAAAGGACTGGAAAAGTTTATGGAGTTAAAGTTTTTAAATCCACATTTAACCCTACGCCTATATGTGAGAAAACAAGAGATAATGCAGGGCTTATATGTGAGCCATCAACTGATACGGTGGAAAATCAAGATGATTACGAAAATATACCACTGTTCAAATGGTACGAAGTTAATTATAAGCGATACGATGATGGCTTTGCATACCCTACCGCTTTTATTGGTGACAGCAACTATAAAACAGATGGCGACGCAGATATAGGGGCTATGCAAATGACATTTTACTACGCTTGGCTTGATGTGTCAGACGAGTACAGAGAACTAGTTATATCCGATACGCCACATGAAGAACTTGGACTTAAACCGTGGGAACAAGCGGTGCGTGCGGATGGCACGATAATGCCATATTTCATTCAGTCGAGACACACTAGTGTGATTGGCTCGGATGGCTTACTACATTCTCAAAGAGGTAAAGTCGCAAGAAATCAAAGTTACCAAAACATGATAACTAATTACGGCAAAAAAGGAACTGGATATACAGGAGCTGGCTCAAGCAGATTTACGTTTGCGCAGATATTTAACCTTATCAAATATGCAAACAAGTCAAGTCAAGATAGCATGGCGGGCGTAACAAGTTGGAATATACAATATCCAGCAAGTGTACAATCAGCGGATAAGCATAATTATTTCCCAGTTACAAACGCACAAGCTAATAATTTACAAGTAGGATTATGCGTATCTGTTGGATATGCTGATACTTCGGGTTCACTTGATAGAGGTGCATCAAGCGTTCATGCTTACGCCGATGATGTAAAAATCACAGCAATAGAAACACTTGATGATAGTAATAAGGCAGTGTACCTTGACTGCCAACCATTTGATACCTTACCGGTTGGTGAAAGGCAGATATACATAACATCAATGCACGCACATAGCGGTGATACTGATGTTGTAATAGGACACCATGACGGCTCCCCTGTTAGCAATTCAGATGGAAAACACCCTTGTAGAATACAGGGTATTGAGTATCTGTTTGGCGGCGCAATGATAGCATCTGATACAGTAATGGTATTTAAACCTGATTATTCTAAGGACGTGTATGTTGCTCCTAGGGGAACAAGGCATGTTACCGATGAAAACGCTATAAAATCAAGCTATTTGCTTGTTGGAAATATTGCAGCAAGTGCAGATGGCAAAGGTTCAGATTATTGGACAGGCGATGTAGAGCAGAAGTATGGAGCATGGCTGCCTACAAATCAAGTGACTAATAGTGGTCAAGGCAATAAAGATATGGTTTATGCTGGTGGTGCCACTACTGGCGGAACTAGAGAATATTACCAGGGCGGTCATCTCTGGCTTGGCGCGGGTGCGGGCTTCTGTTGCTTGCGTTGTTGGCTCGGGCTTGGCGGGGCGAGCTGGGCTTGCTCGTCGGCCGATTAAAAAGCTTTTAGGGGGATTGTTAAGGGGAACGCCCCTTAACATAGCCTTAAATATATAACAGGACTTGAGTGAGGGCGGTAATCTCAGGAATGGCGCGAATGCGGGCTTCTGTTACTTGAATTGTTGGAACAGGCTTGACAGGGCGAACTGGAATTACTTGTCGGCTAATTTTTGGAATGAAAAACACAACATTACAGTTTGCACTCATTTCGTCAACAATAAGTTGACCTTATTTATAAAATAAGCTGTCGTTGGCACTCATAATCAGAGTCAACGAAAAATTGTGTAGAAAAGCGGTGGTTAGTAAGCATAAGCCGAAAAGCACTTAACACAAAAATCGAGGGATATTAATTAATGAAGAGAAAATGTAAAAATGTGGATATTACTAATCTTGAATTTATTGAAAAAGCAGTCAAAGATTGCCTTAAAAATAAGAAAAAGACAAGAAATGACATAGTAAATATTTTCAATAAATATGGGAATATTCATAACATTGCAGTTCAACTTCAAAAAGAAATCCTTGATAGAAAGCTAGAACTAAAACCTATTTGGTACAAAGAAAAATGGGATGAAGCATCTGCTAAATGGCGCAATATTGGAATACAAGACATAAAGCAGCAAATGTATGACTATGTAGCGGTTAATGCTATGGCTGATTTACTGAAAAGAGTAGGGAAATATCAATGCGCGTCAATTAAAGGCAGAGGGCAAATATACTGCGTAAAAGCACTATATAGAAAAATACAGGACAAAAGAATTAGATATGCTTGTAGTTTTGATATAAAGAAATATTATGAATCTATTGACAGAAACAAGTTGATGAAATGGCTAAGTAAACATATCAAAAATAATGGATTATTGTGGCTGATAGAAACCCTTATCAATACATTTGACAAAGGGCTTTCAATCGGCTCTTTTTTATCTCAACACCTAGCAAACTTATATTTATCAGACCTATATCACGCCATCACCGAAAATATGTATAGAATCAGAAACAAGAAAAATGGCAGAATGCTTAGAATAAATCTGGTTAGCGCATGTTACATGTATATGGATGATATACACATCGTTGGGACTAACTCCAAGGATTTAATCAAAGCAGCATTGAAAATTGTGTCCATGACAAAAGATATAGGATTAACAATTAAGCCAAACTGGAGATGTTATCAGATAGACGATGGATTTATTGACCTTTGCGGCTACAGAACATACAGAGACCACATAGAAGTCAGAAGAACAACTCTTAAGAAAATTCGCAGGGCTTATATCAGATACAAGAAAAAGCGAAACAATAAGCAATTGGCAAGAAGAGTTACATCTTACAATGGAATACTAAAATATTCGGACAGCTATACTTTTTGTCATAAATACAATGTATATAAATTGTTTAAATTAGCAAGAAAGGTGGTAAGCAATGATAATAAGAGCAGAAGAACCGCAACAAGAAGTTGTTATAAAAATAGATACCAAAGGGATAGCGTGGGTGTACTTGTGCCTTAATGAAAAAAATCAAGACAGAGAAATACGCAGAACCTGGAGGGCAACCAAGAACACATACTTACTATGAGTACGATGGAACACAGTTCCATGCTCCTATTAAAAACCTTGACCTTCAAGATATCAACAACAATCCCCAAAAATATAATGGTTATGAGCCGGTCAAAATGCCGTCTGACCTTGAACGCATAGACGCACAAGTAACATACACAGCAATGATGACTAACACATTGCTGACGGAGGAATAGCTTATTATGTATGACAAAATAAAAAAATGGTATCAAATCTATCACATATGGACCGCTGAAATGGTTAAACAGGCTTATGAAAAAGGCTTAATCACTAAAGAACAATACGAAGATATAATTCAATAACTGATATTAAATGAGCAACTGCATCTTAATCGGTGTGGCTGCTCATTTTTTATACATTTTGCAGCTATGCGGTAAATAGCAGAAGACACAGCAGGAGCGACCTGCGGTAACAAAAGCGTGTGTTTAACGGAGGTAATTATGACAAGAGAAGATGTATTGAAACTTTTCCCGGAGGCAACAGATGAACAGATTACAAATCTTCTTAATCAGAACAATTCAGAAGTTGCTACGGAGAAAAACAAGGCAAAGCAGTACAAGGCTAAGGCTGACACAGCAGATGGCTTACAGAAACAGCTTGATGAAATACAGGCTGGCAATCTGACAGAGCTTGAAAAGGCAAATAAAGCCTTAGATACAGCTAATCAGCAGATAGCTGATTTACAGAAATCTAACGCTATCAGAGATTTGCGCGAAAAAGCTATGACTGATTTTAAGGTCACAGCGGAACAGGCAAAGGCAATTATAAAAGAAGATGGTAGCTTTGATACAGCTGAGCTTGGCAAGATTATGTCCGACAAAGAAACGGCTGCGGCACAGGCTAAGGAACAGGAGATTGCTAAACATCAGGATATTCCAGGCGGTGGCAGCAATAAAGGTGGTACAGACAATAAGACAAACGCTGAGAAGATAGCAGAAAGCCTTATATCTAATGCACCCAAGAACAATGACGTTTTATCGCACTACATTCAGTAATAACAGGAGGTAAGAAATGGCAAAGGAAATGAATATGCAGTATGAAAAGATTTCATACGCAGGAGATGTTCAGATTTTAAAGAGAGAGCCTAATGAAGCAATCCCACTGACACTTGATTTTGACGGCGTAACAACTAAAAACGCACAGGGCAAGAAGATTGTTAAAGCAGGTACTCCAATCGGAGCAAATGGCAAGGCTGACAACACAGCCACAGTAGTGGGTATCTTAAGGTTTGATGTAACAGAGGACAGACCACAGGGCGTGCTGCTCAAGAAAGCATATCTTAACACAAAAGTGGCAGAAGCACACTCTGGTGTTACATACGAGACAGCAGTTAAGACAGCTCTTCCAATGATTGTATTTGAATAATAACAGGAGGTAAACAGATGTTAATTAATGAAGTAGTAGATAGTAAGTCTATTGCATTATCGGCAACAGAAAACGCTAGTAATCAGATACCTTATCTTGGTTTACAGTGGTTTCCTGAGAGAAAGAAACAGGGACTTGATTTAAGCTGGATTAAGACACATAAAGGACTTCCAGTTTCGCTTGCACCATCTAACTTTGACACAATCCCAACTCTTAGAGCTAGAGAGGGATTAAGCAAGGAAAAAACGCAGATGGCATTCTTCCGCGAAGGAATGACAGTAGGTGAAGAGGAAATGCTTGAAATCGAGCGTATTCAGTCAGCGGACGACCCTTACCTTGCGAGTGCTTTATCAAGCGTATATGACGATACTAACAACCTCGTAAGTGGTGCAGAAGTTGTTCCAGAGCGTATGAGAATGTCGCTTCTTGCGACAAATGCAGGACACCCAGTAATTGCTATTGTAAGTGATGGCGTTCAGTATGCTTATGATTATGACAAGGATGGTTCATACGCAAAAGACCATTACGCAAAGTTATCTGGCACAAGTATGTGGAGCGATACAGCTAATTCAAAGCCACTTACAGACCTTAACAACGCAAGAAAGAAGTTAAAGAAGCAGGGCAAGATTGCTAAATATGTGCTTATGAATAGCAATACATTCCAGTATTTGCTTGATAATGCACAGATAAGAAACTCAATCCTCGCACAGAACCTTACAGCAACTATCGAGGTTGATGATGATACCGTTATTTCAGTAGTGCAGAAGAGAACAAAGCTCACTATTGTACTTTACGATAAGATGTACATTGATGATGATGGTAAGGAACAGTATTTCTATCCAGATAACAAGGTTACACTTCTTCCAGCTGGCAATCTTGGTGGCACTTGGTTCGGCACTACACCAGAAGAAAGAACTGCAAGACAGGTAACTAATGTAGATGTAACAGTATACGGCAAAGGTATCACAATCGCTACAAAGACAGAGTACGGACCACCTATGAAGATGTCAATATTTGCTTCCGAGGTTGTTCTTCCATCATACGAAAATATGGATAGCACATTCGTATATGAGGTTCATAGCGAAGAGTAGGAGGTACAACTATGAAATATCCATATATAGTGATTCATAACGGAAAATGGTATAACGCAGGCGAAGAGGTTCCCGAAGAGGGGGCTTTTTTAGGTTATAGCAAGACAACCATTAATCGCATGTCTACATCTGATTTGCAGGCTTTTGCCGTAGAACAAGGTATAGGCAACGCAGAAGAACTTACAGGAGCAGAGTTAAAGAAGTTGTTAATTGAGAAATTAGGATTATAGGAGCTGAATTATGGAATACACCACATTAGAGCAAGTCAAAATTAGGCTTAAACAATTTCATATTGATACAGTCACAAATGATGATGATACGACATCTGATGTGGTAGTGTTCGATAACAAAGAAGATAATCCGATAATCGAACAGCTTATTAAACAGGCTACAGAAGATGTAAAAGCAAGAAGAAATTACCCTGACAGCTACACAGATGAAATGATAACCGAGGACTTGAAGAAATTTGAGAGCGTTATTATTAATCTGGCTGTCTATGACCATTCACAGGCAGGTGAAAACTTTATGTCTGCCTTAAGCGAGGGTGGTGTCAACAGAACTTGGAGAGATAGAGACAGCTTATTTGTCGGGGTATTTCCATTTGCCAAAGTATTATAACGCCTATAGGGCATTACAGAATATTAAAGAAGATTGTGCGTTACCATTTTGCTGATGTCGGCAATATGGTAGCAGGCGGCACACATTAAGGGTGGTGGGCGGTGTGCCTATTAATTTTGCAGGAGATATAAAATGAAAGAATTTTTATTACAAACTTATACCGTAGTATTACCGATATTACTTGGCTATATAGTTTGGCTTCTGAAACAACAGAAAAAGGACAAAGACGCCAATAGCAAAGGCACAATGTTGCTTTTGCGAGTACAGCTTATCGAATATCACGATAAGTATATGAAAATAGGCGAAATTCCATCTTACGCCTATGATAATTTCGTTGAGATGTATAACGCATATCACGCTTTAGGCGGTAATGGGATGGTAACTAAGATGTATAACGAAATACAGGAAATTCACTTAAAGAATGGAGGTAAAGATTAAAATGGATATAACATCGGTAACAACAGTTGTAGCAATCGTTGTAATTACATATCTGATAGGCTTAGGAGCTAAAGCAATCCCACACATTAAGGATAATTACATTCCTATAATCGTAGGCGTTGCAGGTGGCATCTTAGGCGTTGCAGGTATGTATGTAATACCAGACTTTCCGGCAAATGACATTCTTAATGCAATCGCAGTAGGAATTGTGTCCGGACTATCAAGCACAGGTGTTAATCAGATTTATAAGCAGGTAAAGAACAATGCTTGACATTAATAAGCAGGCTATGAAGTATTCACTTCAAGGACAGACGGTAACTATCTATGAAAGAGACGATGACGGCAATATCCTTTATGAAGGATATACCGACACAGAGGGCAACTTCATTCCTTATCTTGATGATGAGGGGAATAAGATACCCAAAGTTTTTGAAGAAAAAACAGGCTTTTCAGAGCCAGTGGATTTCAAAGCAAACATATCATTCAGCGGTGGAGAAGCACAAAGCAAGGAATACGGCTTTGACACCGCTGATTTTGACGCTATTTTGCTGACGGATAGGAACACACTACCTATTCAAAAGGGCGACCTTATCTGGCTTGATAGCAAGCCTACATACACATCTGACAGTCTTGTTGATGAAACATCAGCGGATTTCACGATTGTAGGCATTAAGCCAGCATTGTATTCAACTAAGTATATGCTTAAAGCGGTTGTAAAGTAGGTGCATTATGGCAAGACATACAATTAATATATCCTTGTCTGAAAAGTCTGTAAATGAAGCTATCAGACAGCTACAACAGTACAAGCAGAGTTTACAGTATAAATGTGAACTGCTTGTTGAACGGCTAGCAGAATTAGGCGACAAAGTGGCAATTATGAGTGTTAATGAAAGTCCATTAGGCAGAACAGTAACATTAAGAGTTGACAGAAAGCCTATTCAAGATGGCTACCAAGCTATTTTAATTGCTACCGGTAAAATTGTTGAAGTAGAAGATAGAGAGCCATTTTACACACTGTTAGCGATTGAATTTGGTGCTGGTATTTATTACAACAGCGGCAACGAGAACCCAAAGGCTAATGATTTCGGCTTGGGTGTAGGAACATATCCGGGGCAGATACACGCATTTGAAGATGGCTGGTACTACTTAGGTAATGACAATCAATGGCACTACACACGCGGCGTTAAAGCTACAATGCCTATGTATAACGCTACAATGGAGATTATTAATCAGTATAAGCAGATAGCAAGAGAGGTGTTTAGTTAATGGCAAATGCAAACGATTGGGCGATAGACCTCGAGAATACAGTCACAGCACTTGTCAAGTCTACAACCCTAACACAGCTTAAAAAGAAATATCCAAAGATAGTCATAACAAATGAGGGGGAAAGCAGCGGTCAAGCAGTATTCCCGACAGTATACATTCATTTACTGTCAGCAGTTGAACAAGGGCAAACACTTGACGGACAGGCAATTAACGCATTGTTAGCAACATTTCAAGTAGATGTTACCACTAATACAAGTAAGTCTGACTGTCGCAAGGTTATGGCGATAATTACAGATACATTTAAGACAATGAGATTTCAAGGTAACGCAATGCCGGAATTTTCAATCAATAACAAAGTACATAAGAGTACTGCTAGATTCAGAAGAATGATAGCGGCAAATGACAGATTAATGTAACAAAGAGCAGAAATGCTCTTATTTTTTTGCAAATTTTTAGGAGGTAGACAAGGCAATGGCAAGTACAAGTAATAAAGCTAGAGTTATCTACAAGGAGCATAGCGAAGATGGTTTTGCAGGCTCATATAAGTTAATGGTTGCGGCTAAGTCAATTTCAGCACCAGTATCAGCACCTAACACAGTTGAAAGTACAACATTTGAAGATGATTCACAGACATTCTTAATGGGTATCAAAACATCTGACGCTAAGACTTACACAGGAAATCTTGAAAAGGCTTATTTACAGGACTTAATCAAAGCAGAGGGTAAGCAGTTAGATATTATTCAGTTATATGGCTCTGACGGATTAGGTGCGGTTGCTAAGTACGCATTTGTCGGACAGGTAACAGCAACACCTAATGATGTTTCTGGTACTGATTCGGTACTTGAAATGACAGTAACAGCAGTTCCTAACACTTCACCTATAGAATGCACAGACAAGCTTCAAGTTGTCGAAGCTGCTGGTGGCACATTCACAGTAACAAAGGTGGGGGAATGATAAGCCAATCGACTAAATCAAAGGCTGTGTCGATTGGTGGCACAAACGCCAAAACAGCCGACTACACATCATATCTTGATGATGTAACAGAATAATTATTTTAAAAGGTAGGTGCGGTGTAAAATCCGCACCTTTCCCTATATGGACGATAGGGTGGGAAAGGGTAAAAATTATGATGAATATTAATGTAAACGGAAAAGAATACAAAGTTGAGTTCTCTTTTGGCGCAGCAGAGTGCAAAGAGATAGTACAGAAAATGTTTTCTGTTGTTAACGGTTCTTACTTACTTGCACAGACAGATAAAAGTGTTGCACAGGCTTCTTTTGACGGCTTGGCAAATATGACAGCAGATGTGCCAGAGATTTGCATTTTAGCCATTTATGCAGGCTGTATTGATAATAACCCAGTAACTATGAATGAAGCAAAGGAACTCACTAGGGCATATATTACAGAGAAAAGAAAGACAGATAAGAGTTACGGATATAGAACATTGTTTGAAGAAATCAAGAAAGCGATGGAAGATGATGGTTTTTTCGAGCTGTCGGGGATAACAATGATGTTAGAGGAAATGGCGAACAATGTGGAAGAAGCGGCACAGGAGTAGAAGAAGCCGACAGTAGTTCCACAGGACCACAAGAAAAAGCAGACTTCCACAAAATAATATGGGAAGAATACTTTGTTTTAGCCAGTTCACTAGGCGTTAGTTATTCAGACTTTCTAAAAATGACACCTAAAAAATTATTACTATACGCAAAAGGCAAAAAGATTGATAGACAAAATCGAGATGCAGAAATGTATAACTGGTTTTTTGTCTATGCAATACCGGCTATTTCTTGTGGCATTGGTGCGGCATTTAGCAAAGATACACACATTGAATATCCGAAGCAGGCTATTTTATCAGAAAAAACGGAAGAAAGCGAAGAAGATACCTACGATAAAGAGTTACAGCGAATGTTACTCAATGAACAGAAATGGGCGGCACGAGCTGAAAAGAGAGGACTACCGCCAACAATCCTATAAAGGGGGTTAAAGCGTGGAATTAGATTCGTTAGAAGTCAAAATTACCGGTACTGCCACTAAAGCTATTAATTCCGTCGATAAACTGATAAATCAGCTTACAAGGCTGTCAACATCACTTGCGACTGTGAATGGTTCATCACTAAGCGGTCTTGCGAGTGGTGTTAGTCAGTTAGGTTCTGCTATGCAGAATATGAACGCAGGAACAGCAGATTTTACAAGACTTGCTAAGAACATCACAAAGATAGGTTCTGTTGATTCGGTTGCATTAACTAACACAGCTACATCACTTCAAGCTGTCACAAAGGCAGTTGCAAGCATATCAGCTATTCCGCAAAATGCAACACAGGTCACAGAATTTGCAAAGTCACTTGGTAAGCTAGGCAGTAAGAGTATAGAAAACGCCGTTGTAAACATTCCAAAGCTAGGCAATGCTTTAAATGGCTTAATGACAACGCTATCAAGAGCACCAACAGTAAGCCAGAATGTTATTCAAATGACTAACGCATTGGCTAATCTTGCTAGTCAAGGTAGCAAGGTGGGCACTTCTTCAAACTCACTTCAAAAAACGCTGTATGGCGTTTCTACGAGTGCTAGAACAGCAACTAAAAGCAGTTGGAACTTGGCAAGTGCGATAGGTAAGTTTTATGCCACATATTTTATGGTAATTCGTGGTAGTAAGAAACTTATAGAAGCAATAAAGTCAACAACAGATTACATTGAAGCATTTAACTATCAAGCGGTTGCATTTGGCAAAATCGGTTCAGAATGGGATAAAGACTATGAAAAGTACGGATATGATAACGCAACAGCATATACAGAGAGCTTCCAAAGCAGAGTAAATAATACTCTCGGAAAGCTATCTGGCTTAAAAGTCAATGTTCAGGGCGGCTTACTTGAAGAAAGCGGAGCAAAGAACTTAGGACTTAACATACAGGAGATAACACAGCATGCTTCACAGTTAGCTTCTGTTACTAACTCACTAGGGCAAACAGGCGAAGCGACAACAGCAATAACAAAGTCAATGACAATGCTTGCAGGCGATATAAGCTCACTTTTTAATGTGGACTATTCAACAGTAGCACAGAACTTACAAAGTGGCTTAATTGGTCAATCAAGGGCATTGTATAAGTATGGTATTGATATTACTAACGCTACATTAGCGACATATGCTTATAACTTGGGAATTTCCAAGTCTGTATCAGAAATGACACAGATGGAAAAACAACAGTTAAGAGTGTTAGCTATACTAGACCAATCAAAAGTATCGTGGGGTGATTTAGCCAATACGATTAACAGCCCATCAAATATGTTACGCCAGTTCAGTAACAATATGAAAGAGGTAGGAATGGTAGCAGGACAGCTATTTATCCCGATTCTTTCAAAGGTTATGCCAATAGTAAACGGAGTAACTATTGCAATCAAAAGATTATTAGTTGGTCTTGCTTCTTTAATGGGTGTAAAGATTGACTTTGAGAGCTTCGGACAAAGTGGCTACAAAGATACATCGGACGGCTTAGAAGATATTTCAGATGGCTACAAAGATGTAGCTGATTCAGCAAAGAAAGCTACATTATCCCTTATGGGATTTGATGAAATAAATAAATTACAGGACGATACAAGCTCAAGCAAGGGTTCAAGCGGCGGTGGCGGTGGTAGCACTATTGATTTGACAGACGATATTGCTAAGGCAGCGGCAGAATATGAAGCAGCTTGGAATAAAGCATTTGCCAATATGGAAAATTCGGCAGTTGCTTGGGCTGATAAGATAGAGAAAGCACTTGAACCTGTTAGGAAGATATTTAAAGATTTTGCAATCGGGGATTTTTATGCAGCAGGACAAGATACATCTAACCTTGTGGCAGGAATTTTTAATTGGTTTGCAAAGGCTATAGATGATGTTCCTTGGTATACAATTGGACATAATATAGGAGAGTATTTAGCTGGACTTAATTGGCTTGAAATATTTTCAAGCCTTGGCAATGTGTTATGGCAAGCCATTAAAGCAGCTATCGAATTATGGAGTGGTTCATTTACGGCAGCACCAATCGAAACAACCTTAATAACGGCTATAGCAGCATTAAAATTTACAGGCTTAGGAAGTGTTTTGAAAAAGAAACTCGTTACAGTAATAGGGACAAGTATTAAAGGTGCTTTAAAATCATTCGGAACAGGTAGTATAATATCAGGAATAGGTGGATTACTTACAACAGATATAGGCACTATTATAGGAGCAGGAACAGCAACAGAAATAGGCTTAACTATAGGTGCTGGAATAGTAGGTGGAATAGTAGCTGCTATTGCTGGATTTAATTTAGGCAATTGGCTCAATGAAAAATTAACAGGTGAGAAAATAGATATGTCAATGTTCGACCAATTAGCATATCTTATAAAAGCACCATTTGAAGATTTACCTAGCTTTATTGACGGAGTGATAGAAACTATCACATTCGGACATAAAGATGATATAGCAAATTGGTGGACTACAAGTGTTGCGCCTTGGTTTACTAAGGAAAAATGGGGAGAACTGGGAGACAACATAAAAACATCTTTAAGCGAAAAATGGAACAGTTTTTCAGATTGGTGGGGCAATACAGCTATTGTTAGCTGGTGGAATAATAATGTTGCACCGTGGTTTGAAAAAGAAACATGGGTTGACGCTGTTGATGGAATGAAATTAGGAATACAAGAAAAATGGGATTCAATCGTTGGTTGGTGGAACAGTCTTGCAATTGTTTCTTGGTGGAGCAATGATGTGAGACCGTGGTTTACTAAGGAAAAATGGGAAAACTTAGCTGACGGAATTAAAAAAGGTATTCAAGGGAAGTGGGATGATGTTGTAGATTGGTGGGATAGCAAACCAGCACTTCAACGCATTTCTGTGGCTATCGAAGATTTTAAAACTAAGATACAGAATGCTTGGAACAGCTTTAAGCAGTGGTGGAATGATTTAGGACTTGAATTTCCACATATTGACACACCACACTTTAAGATTGACGGAGAATTTAGTCTTGCACCGCCTAAAGTACCAAAAGTCAGTATTGATTGGTATGCAAACGGCGGATTCCCAGGCAAAGGACAATTGTTTGTCGCAAACGAAGTTGGACCCGAAATGGTTGGTACTATGGACGGAAGAACAGCAGTAGCCAATCAGCAGGAAATCACAACAGGTATTGCCAACGCAGTTTATCCAGCGGTTTACAATGCAGTTGTAGCGGCTATGTCAGAAGCTAACAACAATGTAAACATAACATTACAAGGTGACGCAGATAAGCTGTTTACAATGGTGCAAGACAAAGCTAATAGTTATACAAATATGACAGGACAAGCGGCTTTTCCATATTGATAAGATAAAAGTATTGTGTTATTCTTTTACTATATATAAAAAGCAAAGGGGTAACGCAATATGGGAGATAAGAAACAGAAAAAGAAAGATAGTAAACTTAGCATAGTGGCAGCGGTTATGGCACTTTTTACTTTTACAATTCCAGTAGCACTTATATTAGCTATTGTGGATTTGACTAAAAGCAAAGGGAATAGATCACAAAGGCATTTAGGTTCTTATTTTGCAATTATATTTTCGATATTAATGTTAATAGTAGTAATTGACAGAAATGGAAATAATAACAATGCAGACGGCATAAATGTCACTAAACAAGTTGCTGCAACAGAACAGAACACAGATACAGTTACATATGATAATACAACGCTTAAATATCTTAAGCATGATGTAATTACAGATAGCAATGACAGAGAAGTTCTTGTTGTTTATTTTGACTTTGCAAACAATTCAGAAGATAACACAGCCTTTGCATATAATTATAATGTTACATGTTTTCAGAACGGCAAAGAACTCGACTATCCGTTAGTTAGTTTTGACATTGACGAATACAATAATATTGCAAGAGAATTACAGACAGGTACAAATATTACAGTTGCAAGGATATATATACTAGAAGATAAAAGTAATGTTGATTTAGAAGTAACGTCACTGGGAGATGATAAAAAACTTATGAAATTAATATTAGAATTACAGTAGAGGAAATATGTATGTCAGTGAAAAAAGATTTAGCTGAAATGCTAGAAGCAATAGGGATAAAGAAAAAGCAACAGCCACAAGTTCAACAACCGTTGGATCCCAGCTTCAAAGGAGTGTACAAAGCGACGGAAAACGGATTGGTTGAAGTATATTGTCCAAGATGTAGTAGTTGGGATTGTTCTCACACGCAGATTACAACAACTGTACCGCAGAAATCCAAAACAAGATATACTGTTAACCTGAATCCTTTAAGACCGTTTACACTGGTTAATAAGAAAGAGAAGATTAAGCAACAAGGCGGAACTTATTCACAACATAGGTTTGTGTGTAACAAATGTGGGCTGATTTTTTGGTAAACAAAAGGCTGTCAGCCCGACAACTGACAGCCAAAAGTTACAATACCGCTTAAACAAGCAGTACAGATATTATATAACACTAATTGAATTAATGCAATAGAAATATTAAGGAATGTATCAGAAATGGTGCATTCCTTTTTTAATGCCTTGAAAGGGGTGGTTTGATTGATTGACGCAGTTGTGATTGAGGGGGTTAGATTCCCAGTAGCATATAACGGCTACACATACAGTAGGAATAAGATATGGTCTAAGAATACAGGAAGAAACGACTACGGCGAAATGGTAGGCACAATCGTGGATATCAAAGACAAAGTAGAGCTTCAATTACCGCCATTAACAGGTGAACAGGCACTATTGCTTGATAATGTAGTAAGCGACGTAGATAATCCATTCCCAACGGCACAAGTCTTATTCTTAGGTGGCACACAAAAGGAAATGACAATATACACAGGAGATGTGACGTATCCGTACCTTACAAGGGCAAAGAATGAGGACGGACTTATAGTCGGAGCAAAATTAAGCTTAATTCAGAAATAAAGGAGAGGGTTCCACATGAAACTTAAAACAAGTGAGTTAATAGACAGATTTCAAAGTTTAAGTAATATATCACATGACAAGACTACAGGCAGAATTGCTATGGCTGTTATGTGCAATATTAAGGCATTGGAAGAACTGTACAAGGCAACGCTACAGACCATAGAAGATACTAAGGTTAAGTATGCAGATAAGGACGACAGCGGCAATCCAGTTATCAACGATAATCAGTATCAGGTTACATCAGAGAACTTAAAGAAGTTACAGGAAGAAATGCAGGAAATCAACGAGCAGGAGATTGAAGCACCTGACATGACAATGCTTCCTATGGACGCATTCGATAAATGCGAAGAAATTACACCAGCTAAATTATACTCAATTGAGTTTATGATAAGCCATTAATCAATCAATAAAGGCGGTGTAGAATGAAGATATTAGACACAGCTATGACGGAAATTGTTAAGGGAAATAGTGCAAGATACTATTCTAAGTATGTTGTTGACGGAAAAGAACATACCGAAACACTTAACAATTTCAAGTTTCAAAACATGATAAATCCCAATAACGAAATTACGATAGGTAACACTTGCAGTAGCGGTGTTACCTTTTCTATTTATATGCCAGCAATAAGCCTCGAAAATAAGGAGATTGCCATATTCGAGGGTGTTAAGGTTGGTACAGAAATTAAGTATATTAAGTTGGGAATATTTACAGTTACTAAACAGACAAGTGACGGAGAATACACAAGCTATGAAGCATACGACAGAATGTATAAGGCTGACATGCCTTACTTCTCGGATATGGCATTCCCTAGCACTGACAAAGCTATTCTTGGTGAGATATGCGGCAAGTTAGGTATATCTTTAGCGACAAATATAGTTACAGCACATACTATCAGTGACAAGCCACAAGGATATACCTATAGAGAAATTATCGGTTATATGGCTATGTTGCAAGGCTGTAACGCGGTAATTAATTCTGACGGAAACCTTGAATTAAGGTGGTATAAGGATAGCGGTTATGTACTTGACGGACATAAGTATTATCAGCAAGGCGTTACATTTACAACGAGTAAAGATTTTATCATACAAAAACTGACATGTAATAATACCAAGAGTGGTTCCACAGAACAAAGCGAGATTACTTCTGGTGACGGAGCGACAGGATTAACATTTGCGAATCCATTTATGACGCAAGAAATCCTTGATGAGGTCTACAAGAAAATAGGCGGTTTTGCATTCAGACCGCTTACAGTTAAGTTTGTTGGTGACTACCGACTAGAGGTTGGCGACATTATTACTGTTAATAAAGCTGGCGTTGATTACAAAGTGCCTGTAATGCAGATTACACATGAATGCGACGGTGGACTTATGGATACAATTACATCTATAGGTAAATCTGATACAGAGAATACAAGTGTAGCTTCCGGTCCTATTACTAAGCAGATGGAGCGGTACTATGCCGACTTGATAACTGTTAATAAGGCACTAATTAATAAATTAGATGTGGGTACAGCTAAGATTACCTATGCAACAATTGATTTTGCAAATGTCAAAAAGCAGGTTGTTGACACATCGCTTATCAGAGATGGTGCAGTAACAAACGAAAAGGTGCAAAGTCTTTCGGCAAACAAGCTAACAGCGGGTACTATTGACGCAAGCAAGATTACAGTTACTAATCTTAATGCTGATAACATTACAGTAGGTACAATTAATGGAAAACGCATAGGAACAGGCTCTTTATCTCTGGATAAATTAGCTGAAAAAGTACCAACAAAAGAATATTTAGATAAAGTGCAGGAAGATTTACAGGGGCAAATTGACGGAAATATTGAGACATTCACTAAAACAGAAATACCTACACTTAATAATGAACCGGCTGTTAATTGGACAGACGATGCCACGAGAAAGAAACATATAGGTGATATCTGTTATGTGGTTAATCCGGCTTCAAGCGCAGATGGATATTCATACAGATTTGCTGATACAGGTACATTAGAAGCACCTAACTATGAGTGGGTATTAATTAAGGACAGTGATGTTACTAAGGCATTACAGGATATTATTAACATTAATGGCGAGATTACCGGTATTAAGAAGTTTGATGTTGAAATCAGTTCATGGAAAACTGATACAGACAGTGAATTATCAAGTCTTAAAACGCGAACAACTACTCTTGAAACTGACATGGGTAGCAAGGTTGATACTAAGACATTTAACGAGGTTAAGCAAACAGTTGATGAGAACAGTTCAACAATAACCAAACTGACAGAAACTGTAAACACTAAGGCTGACGGAAGCACCGTAGAGTCCTTGGCAAATGTTGTTAATACAGTCAAGCAAACCGCCGATTCTAATAGCCTGTCGATATCTGGTTTGTATACTGAACAGACTAAATTGTCGGACGCAATTGATAGAGTTGATACAAAAGCTAGTGACGCTCAAGATTGGTGCCAGAACATAGAAGACAATCTTAATGATAATTACCCAAAGACAGTTTTCATGAAAAATGAAATTACACAAGCTATAACCAAAGAGAGCAATAGTATCAAAGAAGAAGTTTCGGCAACATATGCAACTAAGGATAGCTTAAAAAACTATGCTACATCAGCAAGTCTAGAGCTGTATATCAAAAAAGACCCAACTACTGGCGAACTGAAATCTGCTATTGAAGCCATTGCAGATACCATCAACATCACAGCTAGAGGCGGCTTAAATATTTCTGGCGATAGATTCACACTCGCATCAACCAATACAACTATTACAGCAGATGGAACAATAACCTCGAAAGGAACGGGCGTGGGCTCAGACGGAAATGAATACTCGATGGCGGCAACTATGCGAGGCGGAGAGCTTAAAGTATGGAATAATACATCTAATAATGGAGTAAGGATTCAGGGCCACGCTTTATTAGGCTATGACGATGACGGAACTAATACAATTAAAGTAGTATACACTCCAAGCGATGAAGACGACATGACTACTGGTTTTTGGCTGTATTCAAATTTAGGACAAGAAGCCAGTATAACAAGAAAGCAAATATGGCTACAAGGGAATAATAGCGATGGAAGTATATATGGTTATTGCAACATAGGCAAAGGGTATGTGCGCATAGATTCTTCTGGGAAGACATATTATACTGACTGCGAATTGTCTGTAATGGGTACGGCTAAAATTAATAACTTAAACATAAATGGAAGTACGAAATTTACAAGTGATTTATCTGCAATTCAAATATGGAACCAATACTTTGGTTATTGTCAGCCAGTTACAGCTTCAACCAACAGAGTTACGCTTACTTGGACAGATTCAAAATTAGAAGTATGGGTAGATAATACATTAGTAGGAACATTGTTTGGCTAACGGAAAGGAGCAAAAATGTTAAGAACAGTTAAAACAATATCGATTAATGGAACATCGATAATTAATAACATGGTTGCAATGGCAATGTATGCAAACATTCCAGAAACCGGTCCGGCAATAATTGGACAGACAATTACAGATAATCAGTTGTATGTTGCAAATAAGTCGGAGTGTGATAGTGATTATGATAACTTTAAGACAGAGGTTAATAAACTACTCGCAAAAGTACAGTGATTAATATTTATTTTAGAAAGCATGGGTTAATTCCCATGCTTTTATTTTTTAGGAGGTAATTTATGAGTAAATTATTCGGAATTGACACATCAAGATGGCAAGGAGATTTTGACTTTAAAGGTGCAAAGGATAATGAGGGTGTAGACTTTGCTATTATCAAGGCAGGCGGTGCTGATGATGGCTTATATGAAGATAGAGAGTTTGAGAACAGTTACAATAAGCTGGAAAGTGCAGGAATCCACAAGGGAGCATATTTCTTCGGCAACGCATTAAGTGCTGATGAAGCTGTAAATGAAGCCAGATACTTTGCACAGCTTTTAGCAGGCAAATCATTCTGCTACCCGGTGTTCTATGATGTTGAAGCAGGCATGGTTACTGGCAACGACCTTACAGACATTATTATGGCGTTTCTTGATGAAATGAGAAATGCAGGATATAAGAATGTCGGCTTATACTCATATGAGAACTGCATTAACAATTATGTAGATATTTCGAGAGTAAAAGAAGCTGGTTATGCTGTGTGGGTTGCTAAGTATTCTAGCAATAACCCTAACATCGCTGTTGATTATGATATGTGGCAGTTTGGCGGAAGTGTTAATTATCTTAGAGACACACAAATTAACGGACAGACAGTAGACCAGAACTATTGTTACACTGATTATTGTACAGACCATGTAGTTGAAGGCATTACAGTGCCAGACTATGAGCCAGTACCAGACACTAAGTATCATAAAGGCGATACAGTTAAGGTTATTAACGCTATCCAGTACGATAATAGCGAGCCATTCGGCACTTACTATGATGAGTACAGTGTCTTATCAGCTAGTGGCAGAAGAGTTGTTATCGGTGTTGACGGCGTAACTACTGCTGCTATTGACGAGGATAACATCAGCCTTGTTAAGTGTATTTATGACAATGACAACGATGTCAACACAGATACAGTAAGTCGTGGTGACGGCAAGAAAGTCAGAGTTCTTGATAACATTGATTATGACGGCGTGAGATTTGCGACATATTATGATGAATATGATGTAATTGAAGAGGACGGAGACAGAATTGTTATAGGTATCGGTACAACAATCACAGCCGCTGTCAATATTGCTAACCTTGAATTTGTCGGCGGTGCAAGTTCTGATGATACACCTATTGATATCCCATTCAGTGAAGATATTGAAGAGGATAGCGCAGTGAGATTTGTCGGCGATACTGATTATGATGGCACACCTATTAAAGCTTGGTTTGATGAGTATACAGTATCAGAAAAAAATGGAGACAGAGTTGTGCTTGTACATGGCGGAGAATTATTCGCAGCGGTCAATGTAGCTGATTGTGAATTAGTCTAACCTTAATAAAAATACCGGGAGTGCAATGCTCCCGGTAATATTTTAATTATTCAAATCTATCATAACAGCTATAACAGCAGGAATGGTTGTTATTGTTCCGTTTGTTTTCTTAAATTCCATACCACCCTCAAGAAGTGTTCCGTACATTGTCACATTGTCGCCAACAAGCAAATTATAATCAAAATCATCTCTATAATATGTCAAAACAACAGTATCATCATTATTGCCATTAACAGCTAAATAATAGCAAGCAATATATTCACTGGATTCTTCACCAGTATGCGTATTTCCGTCTTTATCTTCGACCTCTCCATCATATTTTAATTCCGCTACAATATTACCTGTCAACTTAAATTCTTTATCAATATACTTATTAGGTGTACGCTTGAGCATTTCAACAGTTATATCATCAGGATATACACTCTTATCTCTTGATAATAATGTTTCTTGTTCTGTCTGAACTTCATTAGTACTTTCAACATTACTATCAGAAGCACCATTCTGACACGCTACAAGGCTTAATAAGCACATAACAAGCATAATACTTACAATTCTCTTTTTCATAGATAAATCCCCCTTAAATTTAATTTTACTAATCATATCATAATATACATAATTTGTCGAATGCTGTCGAAACTTGCGATATCTTTAAGTTGATTTTTATATTATAAGTATTTATAATAATAATTGTCCGAGAGAGTTCGGACGAAATCTTCAAGTTTCGGCTAGGTGGCACTGTTTGATTGGCGTTGGCAGTGTCACCGCTGAAAACTGTTAATCTACTGGGGTAGGTTGACATACAAGAACAGATGTTCTATAATAACACTATCGCTACCAGTGTTAAATTGTGCATAAGGGGGATATATGGAGAATGAGGAATATAAACAAAAGATTATTGGATTAATAAAAAATTGTAATAGTAACAATTTTTTGAAATTTGTATATGAATTAATTTTATCTTTCAAAAAGAAATGGGGCGTTTAACGCCCCTCTTTCTCATACCAATAGGCTATATTGTCAAATATAGTTTGTTGGTGTTCTTTATTGAGTTTTATCAATTTCTTAACACTATCTAACAATTCTTTATCTGACATTAAGTCGGGAATGATATCAACATTATCAGTAGATAAATTATCTTCCCACCCCATTAAATATGATGGAGAAATATCAAGAATCTGTGCAGCAATCTGAATTTTATCACTTGGAATGTTTGTTACTGCATTGTTTTCATACTTATATAATGTCTGCTTAGAAACGCCCATTCTCTTAGCTAACTCTACTTGTGACATTTTATTAAGCTCTCTTTGCTCCTTAATTCTGTCTCCAACAGTTTTAATCATTAGTGTTTCCTCCTTTCCTATTGGTAACTTGATTATAGCACAAAAAAGTTACAAGTCAAGAAAAAAATAACTTGACAAGTTACTTTTGCGGTGTATAATAAGAGTAACTTCAAAAGTTACGAAGTTAGAAAGGAGATGAGATAATGGTTGATACAAATAAACTTCGTGGGATTATTGCTGAAAACGGAAAAACGCAGACAGAAGTTGCACAAATGATAGGCGTAACGCCCAAGACCTTCTATCTGCGAATGCACAAGGGCGTTTTTGGCAGTAACGAGATTCAGATTATGATTGATAATTTGAATATTGAAAATCCTATGGAGATTTTTTTTGCAAAGAAAGTAACTTCATAAGTTACTAGGAAGGAGTAGGAATGACAGGACCTTTTTCTATAAGTGGAGATGATGAGGAACGGACACTAAGAGATTATGTTGAATGGTTTGCGCTTGGACTTGCCTACAATGCGGTAAATGGTGAGAAAAACGAAGCATTACAAAGTGAATGCAAAATACTCGATTCTCTCACCAACGCATTGAACGCTATAAAGCTTTAACGAAAAGGATTAGATATAACTTCTACCTTAGCTGGTTTGTTATCAATAGTAGATATAAATTCATCATAGTATTTGCGGTACTCAATTTTGAATTGTTCAACACTGTCTTGATAACCCAACAACTTAGCAATAGCGTATCGGTCAGCAAGTTGCTTGCTATCCATATTTTTCACCTCTTTTCTATTAGGATAAGAGGATTATAGCACAAAGCACAAACAGGATAAATGATTAGAAAACAACGAATGAATTAGAATTTTTGATATTGATGCAATAGAAAAGTGATGGTAGCGGTAAATAGTTACAAACTTTTATTCAAACATCATTAGTTCTTTTTGACAGGGATAGCGCCCTGTTCGTATCAAGTGTGAATTACCTACCGATTGGCAGTTTTGTCTTTAGCATATTTATTTAATTCTATTGATATAGAAATAAGAGTATACAGGGTGCAGAAGTCTAAACCGCAGAAGTATGAGCCGACCACTGATATACACAATGCTATGACAGTATCCATACAATCTCCTTTCGGAAAATGTCTACCATCACCTTTCTATTGTATCAATAAACATAAAGTTCTACAAGCTACAGCAGATAGGAATGAGTGGAATTGCTCAAATGCACCTTAAAAGGTCAAAATATATCACACATTATTTAGAAAGGAATGTTTATGGAGCTACAGATTTTTAGCAATTCAGAGTTTGGAGAAATCCGAACTATTACTAAAGATGATGAACCTATGTTTTGCTTGGTTGATGTGTGCAAGGCATTGGAAATATCAAATGTAAGTCAGCTAAAAACAAGACTTAAAGAAGATGGGGTCATTACTAATGAGGTAGGGGTACAGACAGGCATTAAAGCTGATGGCACTCCAGCGATTCAGAAAGTAAGAATGAACTTTATCAACGAGAGCAATCTTTACAAGACAATCTTTCAGAGCCGTAAAGAAAGTGCAGAGAGATTTACAGAATGGGTTACATCAGAAGTCCTTCCATCAATCAGAAAGAACGGCGGCTACATAGCAGGGCAGGAAACAATGTCTGATGAAGAGCTCATGGCAAAGGCACTTCTTGTAGCCAATAACAAGATAGCTGAAAGAGATAAGATAATCGAACAGAAGCAGGCAAGAATTGAACAGATGAAACCTAAAGAGATTTTTGCAGACGCAGTAGCAACAAGCCATACATCAATTCTTGTTGGAGATTTAGCAAAGTTGATTTGTCAGAATGGTGTGCAAATCGGGCAGAAGCGATTATTTGTATGGTTAAGAGATAAGGGCTATCTGATTAAGAGTGGCAGTTCTTACAATATGCCGACGCAGAGGTACATTGAGCAGGGGCTATTTGAAATCAAGGAAAGCAACCTTGTTAATCCAGATGGAAGCGTAAGAATTACACGCACACCAAAGGTAACAGGCAAAGGGCAGGTTTACTTTGTTAATAAGTTTCTGAAAGGAGATAACAGTGTTTCCGTTTGACGATTCATTAACTTTTGATGAAATACAGGACATTACAAGACATGAAAGCGAGAGGGTTATTGCTGTTACAGGCGGCAAGGTTAGTGACATAAACTTGATTAACGAAATCTGCATAGATTTATATTTACAGATAGAACACGAAGTCGGGTGTCGTTTTAGCTGTATTAAGCATGATGATTTAGCAGATGTACATGAGTTCATTGATTCTTACGAACCGCCATTGTGCCTAATGAAAAGGATAAAAGAGTATGAAAGAAAAGATAATTAACATATCCGCAACACTGGTAGGAATCAGCCTTATAGCGTTGATTCTAAGACCGGTACAACCGCAAGCTAAGATTAATCAGCAGAGTGCAGTGTTAAGTGAATGCTACAACTCACATGTTGATTATAAAGTTGAAACTGGAGAGATAAGTGTTGATGAATATGAGTTGTCGCTTATGGCACATTTACTGATGGGTGAATGCGGAGCGACATGTAACGACGATGAAATGCTATATCTTGCAGGAGCCGTTGTTTTGAACCGAGTACAAAGTGAGTATTTTCCTAACAGCATTGAAGAAGTTATCTATCAATCAGGGCAATATCAATGTACAGAGCTTATGAACAGCGGATTCTATAAAGAGCCAACAGAAAGGTGTTGGAGAATAGCAGAAGAATTATTAATAAGCGGATATGACATACCTAGCAATGTGTTGTATCAAGCTGAATTTAAACAAGGTAGCGGCGTTTATAAGAAAGTGCAGAATATGTACTTTTGCTACAGATAAGGAGTTTGTTTATGGAGAAAAGAATAAGAGAAGAATTATTCAATCTAGGCATTCACTCTAACAGAAAGGGTTATGTATACATTGTTGATATTATGAGCAATCTTGATTCTGCATTAGCAATAGGTGACGCAGTTAAGAAAGTTGCCGAAAAATACAGCAAAAGCAAGGATTCTATCGGAAGTGCGGTGAGAAATGCTATTAAGACAGCAAATCATAGCCTTGAGGTATGGAAGAATTACGATTGCCTGACAACAAGAGGATTCATTACAACAATGTACTACAGATGTAAAGAGGAGAACGCCAATGAGTAGCATAAAAAGAATTATTAAGCTGAACAGAAATAGACAGAGAGCTATAAAGGAAAAGGATTTTAGAAAGTTCTATACTTTCAGTTGTAAAATCCATTTAATTGAAAGAATGGATAAAGTACCAATAGGAAGTTACATATTGAAGTAAGGAGAGAAAGAAATGGAAAATGCAATTAACAACAACAATATCACATTAGCAGGAGTAGTTGAGAAAGAGCCAGAGTACTCGCATGAAGTACTTGGTGAGGGGTTTTATGTGTTCATGCTCAAGTGTTCAAGAACAAGTGGTAACAAGGATACATTACCGGTAATGATATCAGACGGACTTACTGATATCAGAGAAATCAAAGTAGGACAGGTTGTCACAGTTTCAGGGCAGATAAGGAGCTTCAACAGGCATATTGATGATGTGAAGAGCAAGCTGATTTTATCTGTATTTGCAAGAGAACTTAAGATACTGACACAGGACGCAACCGAACTGTCATTTGAAGAAGATATTAATACAGTTATACTTGATGGTTTCGTATGCAAACCACCTATATACAGATGTACTCCAAAGGGCAGAGAGATTGCAGATATCTTAGTAGCAGTAAACAGACCATATGGCAAATCAGATTACATACCATGTATAGCATGGGGAAGAAATGCGAGATTTGCAGGTGGGCTTGAAGTTGGAGAACACATTCGGATCCAGGGAAGATTCCAGAGCAGAGAGTATGCTAAGAAGATAAGTGACAATGAGATTGAGACAAGGGTTGCTTATGAAGTATCAGTAAGCAGGATTGATTACGCAGAGGAGGGTAAAGCTGATGAGTAGTGATATTACAGTTAGAGATTTAGCAAGTATGGCTATTGATGAAGATGTGGTATGCCAGATATGGACACCGCTGCATGGAACAGTTTTTAACGGTTCATTTGAAGAAGCTAAGTATTCAACCTATGCGGATAGGGAAGTTGACAATTTCCAAGTTGAAGATGGCATATTTGTTATGAATATATAATAAGGAAAGGATATTGTTTATGAGAGCAACTTTAAAAAGGGTAGTACTTGAAAACTTTATGTGCTATGCACACGCAGATTTTGATTTTTATGCCATTACAAAGATTACGGCTAAGAATGGCAAAGGTAAGTCAACTATTGCAACAGCTTATCTGTGGTGCTTATTTAACTGTGACTATGAATTAAAGGATAATCCGGTTGTCAGAAGAGAAATTAACGGAGTATCAGTTGATGATATGGATACAAGTGTTGAGCTTATACTTGATGTTGACGGAAAAGAAGTAACTATGAAGAAAGTACAGAAGCGTACTTACAGCAAAGATGGCAGCAGTTATAAGGACGATAACAAGTACTTTATCAATGATGTACCTAAGACATTAAAGGATTTCAACACATATCTTGATGTTGATATGAACGTATTTAAGATGTGCAGTAATGTGAACGCATTTCTTAATCAGAAGCCGGCAGAAATGAGAGAATACCTATTCGGTCTTGTAGGAGATGTTACAGACCTTGATATTGCTTCGCAGGAAGCTGAATTAGCCGAGTTAGTTCCTTTATTAGAGAAGTATACAACAGAGGAATTATCCGCTATGAATAAGGCTACAAAGACCAAAATTGCAAAGGATTTACCTATTCTTGATGGACAGATTAAGGAAAAGGAAAGAGATATACAGCTTAAACAGGCTATTGATGTATCTGACCTTGAATTACAGAAAAACAGCCTTAAAGAACAGATTGCTGATTGTGTGGCAAAGCAGACCGACAATGACAAGCTGATAGCTGAATATGACAAGGCTAGTTCGGATATTCTCAATCTTAAATTTGAGCTTAGTGATATGAGCCGTAAAGCTAATGAAGAAAATGTTAAGGCTAGGAGAAAACTTGAATCACAGATTAGTAACCTTAATTATGTGATTGAGGATAGCAAGAAGTCAATCAGCAACGCAGAAGATGTTGTTAGTTTTGATAAGGACAAGATAGCTGAATATCAGAAAACACTTGATGATAGCAGAACCGAATGGAAAGCTGAAAAAGAGCGTGTATTTGACGAGAATAATCTTATTTGCCCTTATTGTAAACAGGAATACCCAGAGGAAAAGAAAGAGAAACTAAAGGCAGATTTTAAGGCACATAAAGAAACTGAACTTAGCAGAATTACCGATAAGGGCAACACAGCTAAGAAAATGCTTGATGAAATCAAAGGATTGTTAGTTGAAGCTGAACAGGAATTGGCTGACAGAAAGCAGAAGTTAGAAAAGCATTTAGTTGATTTAGCAGACCTTGAAAAGCAGTTAGCAGAGTTACCGCAGGAGATTGATGTTACAAGTTCAGAGGAATACAAAGAACTTGAACAGAAGATTGCTGAAAGAGAAGAAGCTATGCACAAGGCTAATGATATTTCGGCAGTTAAGGCAGAATTAAAAGCACAGGAAACAGCTTTAAGGCAGCAGTTAGCAGAATGTGAAAGCCAGATTGCAAAATCTGATACGGCAGCAGATGAACAGCGGCTTGAAGAATTAAAACAGACAAGGATTGATTCTGAACAGAATAAGGCTAATGCGGAGAAAATCCTTGATTTACTTGATGAATTAGACAAGGCAAAGAATGAAGCCTTGACAGAAGCGGTAAACAGTCATTTTGGGTTAGTTAAGTGGCAGTTGTTTACTTATACAAAGTCTGGTGGTTACAAGAGTTGTTGCATACCTACAGTTGACGGAAAAAGCATTTTAACAACTATGAGCAATAAGGGCAACAGGATTTTAGGCAGAGTTGATATTTGCAACTCCATTCAGAAGATTAGCAATATATCAGTACCTATTATTTTAGATGATTCTGAAAGCCTTAGTACGGACAATCAGAAGAAAGTTGCTGAAATGGCGGATAGTCAGTTAATTATGCTGATTGTTAATGATAGCGAGAAATTAGAGATTGTGGAGGGATAATATGAAACTTTATTTTTACAAATTGAATACAGGTGGAAAATCCGGAAAAACAGGAATTACAGTACAGGTTTGTGAAGCAGAAGAGAAACCAAAGACATACAGGTCCGTTGATAGAGTTTTCCCAACCTGCTTAAGCACAGTAAGAAAAGATGAAGAAGGGCAGATATTGGGATTTGGTCATTTATTCCTTACAGAGCCCAACTTTGAGTATGCCAAGGATAAATTTAAGAAGCATGCAGAATCAAGGATTGCACAGACAAAAGAAATACTTGAAAGAGAAGAAAAGGAATTAAAGATAATCGAAGAAAGTGAGGAATAATTATGGCAGAGAATACAGCAGTTGCAGAGAAGAAAGCATTTACCACCTCATTAAGCGAGTGGAGTAATGCAATCACAGGTCTTATCATTGATGACTACAAGTCCTGTGGAATGGATATGGACGATTACGCTAAGGAATGTGCCATGGAAGCCATGACAAGCATTTTTAACCTTGTTAAGAGCAATCCTAAGGTTAATATGAGTAACCTTGATACGAGCAATTTGAGAGGCATTGTTAAGCGTTGTGCAAGTCTTAAACTTAATGCAAGCGCATATCCGAGAGAATGCTATTTTCAGTTGAGAAATGTGAACATCGGAAAAGATGCCGACGGAAAAGAAATTTGGCAGCAGCAGGTCGAAATGGGAATTGAAGGCAGTGGTTATGATTCCCTACTTACTAATTACGGAAAAGATGTTAAACAGGTATATCCATATTGGGTAATCAAAGAGGGCGACAAATACATACCGCCTAAGCATAAAGGACTTACAGTTACAGAGCCGGAGTGGGAAGAAAACGGATTATCTGATAAGGCGGTAAGAGTTGTATATCCTGTTAAGTTGTTAGACGGAACAGTAACATATCTTTCTGCTGATAGAGACAGCGTTAAGGTAAACCTCTTATCTCACGTAAAGCAGAATATGTTGAATGCTACATTTGGAATTATTACAGGTACTAAAAAACAGTATGGGAAAGAAGTTGCAAGAACTAGATATGATGCAACACCGGAAGAAAAGGCAAAAATCAAAGAGAAAAAGGAAGAAGTTCTCAATGCCTTAAGAGCGTGCAAGACAGTAGATGAAATGCTCGAATGTGAGCTTGCAAGACCTTTTATAAGCGGTGCTTGGCTTGATACCCCAGAGAGTATGATACAGAGAAAAATGTGTAACAATGCAACAAGGAAATACCCTAAGAATTATGACCCTATGGCACGACAGGCACAGGTTGAAATGGATGAGGTATATCAGGTTACACAGGCTGAAATTGCCGAAAATGCTAATACTGTTGAGTTTATAGAAGATAAGGCAGATGTAGTTGACACCACGGCAGCAGAAGTAACCGAAGAACAGGCAGAAGATAGCACATTACCACCATTCATGCAGAGTGAGGAGGATTAAGTAATGCATCAACACGACTGGATTAAGATTTGCAAGCATCATAGATGGGGCTATGAGTGCAAAATATGTGGGAGGTTTTGGAGACCATGAGAGTAATTTCACAGGACGGAACAATAGATGTTCCTTATGAAAATTTTGTTTTTTCAATATTAAATAATGGTGGGGGTTATGGAATTGTTGCGGTTAAAAATGTCGCAGAACCACCGGAAGTGTTTCTGAATAGCCTTATTGCAACTTATTCCACAGAAGAAAAGGCAATTAAGGCTATGGAAATGCTTAGAAAAGTGTATGAAAATAATGTGTTTTATCATTGCGCAGCCGGTTCAAAGCGCTTTGAAGAAGTACAGAGTATTTTGAGCGAGGAACAATTTCGGAAAGCTACAACAGAGTACTTTCAGTTCCCACAGGATGATGAAATCGAGGTGTGAGTATGAAAATTATTAAAGGTAAAGAGAAAGAATACAAGGATTGGTACGACAAGAATAGTGACGGATACAGCAGAGCTTGCTTCACTTATGCTGAAAGGTGGGCTGAACTGTTAGAAGCAGAAATTGACAAGAGCAATGATATTAAGAAGTGCCTCGTTGATAATGCCGACAGATTAAGTCACGAAGCAGACGCAGAGGGCATAACAGGGGTTATGTACGGATACGCAGTTAGTATTCTTTCACAATGTTGGGAATACGGAGAGTATTTAAGAAAGTGGCATAACAAAGAGTATGGATATGACGGAGACGGAGTTGTAAATCCAGCGATTATGACAGTAGGTGTGAAATGATGAAACTTAAATGTATAGCAACAGGAAGCACAGGTAATTGCTACACCCTAACTTCCAACAGTGGAGAAACACTTATCCTTGATTGTGGAATACCGCTTAAGGAGATTAAAAAAGGCTTAGATTGGAACATTAAAGATGTTGTGGGTGTGATATGTGGATAAGGAGTGGTGGTTTAATTGAGTATTTATCCAAGAATATCTAAAGTTGGAAAATCATATATACTAAGAAGATACGTCAACGGAAAACGACTACATTTTTATTCCAGAGACTTAAATGAGCTCATAGAATATGACAAGCTATTAGAGAAAGGAATAATCCCAGTAAAGAGGGTAGGGCTAAATGTTAAAGAAAGTGAGCTTACTAATTTCATTGACGATGGAAACGTTTGGAAATGGATAAAGGGTTACGAGGGATTGTATGCAATTTCTGATAGCGGTTTAATTAAGAGCTTTTGGAAAGATAGCAGAGGACAGTTTGTTAAAACAAACAATAAAAATGGTTGGTATTTATCTTTTAGGGCAACAGACAAGAACAAAGAAGTTAAAACTATTAGAGTTCATATTGCAGTTGCAAAGGCTTTCATAGGGCAAATTCCAAATGGGTATGAAGTGCACCACAGAGACGGAAACAAGCAGAATAATTGTGCTAGTAATTTGCAAATCCTCAGTGGAATTGAGCATAAAAGGCTAACCTTAATGGAAAATCCTCATATATTAGACGGAATGATTGCTTATAACCAAGGCAGAGCTATTCACGGAAGAAACAAGAAAGAAAAGAGAAATGTGCAGAGGTTTAAGAAAGGAAAAATCATCCAGTACTCATTAAACGGAGAGTTTATCAATTCGTATTGTAATGCAATGGAGGCAAGCAGAAATACCGGTGTTTGCGGAAGAAATATTTTACAAGTTGCAAATAAGGAACCCTATAACAGCAAAGGAAGCGTGAGAAAACAAGCCGGTGGATATGTATGGAAATTTGAAAAAGAAAGCGAGGTGATGTAATGCTCAAATTGAAATGTTGTGGAACTGGAAGTAAAGGAAATTCTTACGCTCTTATGTCGAAAAACGGAACGCTTATTCTTGACGTAGGAATGGGTATTAAAGACATAAAAAAGATGTGTGATTGGAATGTAAAAAATATAGTAGGTTGCCTTATTTCACACGAGCATTATTGACGATCATTCGAGGTCATTAAACGATTTTAAGTCAATGGGAATACCAATACTTGCCCCATATTTAGGCGATAGCTGTAAAACAATGAATATGGGCGAATTTACAGTGAAACCCTTTGATTTAACAACAATAGACGGAAGCTGGACACATACAGACGCAAATGGTGAACCTTGCCCGATATTCGGCTTTCTGATTACTCACAAGGAAATGGGAAGAATGCTTTACATAACCGATTGTGAACTAATCAAGTGGAAATTTAAAGACATAAACCACATTCTCTTAGGTGTGAATTATGACAAGGATTTAATTGACAGGGATAACACAGGTAAAGCCAATCACGTTTTCAGAGGTCATTTATCCATTGACACAGCTTGCGATTTTGTTAAGGCAAATCATTCAGATAGCTTGCAGAACGTCATAATGTGCCATCTATCAAGTGAAAATTCTGATAGAGATAGTTTTATCGAGAAGATGAAAAAAGTCGCTTGCGGGGCAAATGTAGATGTTGCAGAGCGTAACAAAGAATGGGTTTTAAGGAAAGGAGATGAATGTCCGTTTTGATTAGTTGGGATATAGTTACAAAGTTAATGAATTGCTTTCCTAATAGCGTTATAAATCATAATGCAGAATTTATAGCACATATTAGAAGCAATACATATTTCGGATTAAAAGATTGTGAAAATGAAACAGATGTAAAGTGCAAAATGTTGGAATGGCTATCAAGACCTGCACACAAGGCAGAACCATATAACACTAAACGGAGCAATAATGAATTTCACAGATTTATACTTGGCGGTGTAAATCAGTTTTTGGAAACCGATTTTACCGAGAAAGATATGGAGCAGATTTATACATATCTTGGAAACAGGTGCAACCATGCCAAAACATTGAAGTTTATTGAAAGTGGGTATGATATGTCGGTTTTGAAAGATTAAAAATCCTAATGAGTGCCCGTTTTAGAAAGGAGAACTGAGAAGTGAAAAATGTAACAGTTGATGATTTAATAAAAATTCTTGATACAGAAGGAAATAGATATGGTGGTGCTACAGGAAAACCAAGAATGTTGAATTTATCTCTAAATGGCAATTTTGCCGGCAGTATTGAATCCGTAAAGCTAGATGGTTATGGAGATGGACTTATTACGGACGTGACGATGGAGATTACTTCATCTAAATTCACAACAACCAATGCCGACAGGATAAGGAATATGTCGGATGAAGAATTAGCAGATTTTCTTATAACTTTTAAGAACACATTCGGCGAAGAATACGAGGGAGAAGCTAGTTGTATGGAATGGCTTCAATCAGAAGCGGAATAGGAGCGTTGATATGACAAATGCAGAGAAAATTAGAAGCATGTCTGATGAAGAGTTAGCGGAGTTTATGCAGAAAATGGAATGCAGTTGCTTTGTAGATTTTATAGGATATGCAGATAAAGGTTGCGGGCGAAATGAAATTTCTTGCAAAGATTGCCGAGCAAAAGCACCAACAATACTTGAATGGCTTCAATCGAAGCAGAATAGGAGAGAATATGAAAGATAGATATTTATTCAAGGCAAAGAGGACTGATAATGGAGAATAGGTGAAAGGAGCTTTAGTATATGACGATAGGGATAAGTTGTACAGGATAATTACTGAAATTAACTATTCTACAGGAACTTGCTTAACAGCAGATAATGCCCCCAAGAGTTGATGTATCCACAATATGCCAATGCACAGGTTTGAAAGATGAAAATGATAAGCTGATTTATGAAAATGATATTATCAGATGCAAGGCTGGAACAGCAAAAGTTATATGGGATAAATCAGAATGGCGAATTGAATGGTTAAAAAACGACTTATGGAGAAAAGATTTGTATTATTGGGCGGTTGAAGATATTCAAAGTATGGAAATTGTCGGCAACATCTTTGACAATAAAGAGTTATTAGAAAGTGAGGAAAATTAGATGAATCGTGTAATCCTATGTGGGAGACTGGCTAGAGACCCAGAGATTAGATATTCACAGACAGTAAACGGAAGCATGGCAGTAGCAAGGTACACATTAGCTGTTGACAGAGCTTTTAAGAAAGAGGGCGAACAGGCAGCAGACTTTATTAACTGCATTGCATTTGGCAAGAATGGAGAGTTTGCAGAGAAGTATTTACATCAGGGAACTAAGATAATTGTTGAGGGCAGATGGCAGACAGGCAGCTACACTAACAAGGACGGACAGAAAGTCTACACTAATGATTGTGTTGTTGAAAGACACGAATTTTGCGAAAGTCGTGCTAATCAGCAGAACAATAACAATAACGGAATTATGGGCGGTAATGCTAGTTTAAACAGCTTTATGTCAATTCCAGACAATGTAGCTGATGAGGGATTACCATTTAATTAAAGAGGTGTGAGTATGACAAAGAATGAAGCAATAGAAAAGCTAAGAGCATATCATAAATGTCAAAAAATGCAAGTAAAAGGTATTTATGAAGATTGTAATGCAAGATTATGTGACAACTGTGATTTATGTTATGCACAAGGTAATACCGGAGAACATATCAAAAGTATAGAGATTGCAATACAGGCACTTGAAAAGCGGATACCAAAGAAGCCGAGAAAAACCGATTCGTACAGAGGTGTATTAAAAAAAGTATATGCTTATGTATGCCCTACTTGTGGAAATGCACGTTTAGAAAAATACATGAACGAACGGCAGAATACAGTGTTTTGTTGGGATTGCGGTCAAAAATTAGATTGGAGCGATGAAGAATGAGATTGATTGACGCAGATAAATTATTAGAGCTGATAAAAGAACAGAAAGAACGAGAGATAGGAGCATACGCAAAAGGCATAAATGCTGGTCTGAATATCGTAAAGAGTATTATCAATGATGAAACACAAACTCCAACTGCCTATGATGTGGATAAGGTTGTAGAACAGTTGAAAACAGACTCTTCTGTAAGATTGTATGGAAGCGGCAACAGCAATAATTATCTTATTTCTCTTGAAAAGGCGATAGAGATAGTAAAGGCAGGTAAAATTAATGGATAGAGATTGCAATAAATGTATACATCATGCTACAGGAACTTGCAGTACTTTTAACTGTGAGTTTGTAACAGCTGATGATGTAAGAAATAAGGCTATTGACGATTTTGCAAAGGCTGTTGAAGATGCAGGGCTTATCTTTGCTGACAATATGTTTAAGCTGGAAGAGCTTGCGGAACAGCTAAAGGCAGGTGATAACAGTTGAATTATCAGAACATAGCAAGAGCTAAGGCAATAGAGAAAAAGAGTTATATAGGGCAGAAAATAGGAAGACTTTATATTGTTGGCAGGGCAGATGACATTGTATATCCAAGTGGACAAAGAGCGATTGTTTATAATTGCTTGTGCGATTGTGGAAATAAAGCAATGGTAAGAAAATCACAGATTATCAATGGGAACACAAAGTCTTGTGGCTGCATTCAAAAAGAAATAATCGGCTCATTGAATAGAACTCATGGACTTTCAAATAAGTGCGGCAGGTTGTACCCATTATGGAAAAGTATTAAATATCGTTGCTATTGCAAAACCTCTCGTGATTATAAGAATTATGGCGGTAGAGGAATAGTGATGTGTGATGAGTGGAAAGATGATTTCCAATCTTTTTATGAATGGGCGATTGACAATGGTTACAAAGAAGACAAGACAGATAAAGGCATAAATATATTAACTATAGATAGAGTAGATGTTAATGGAAATTATTGTCCTGAAAATTGTAGATTTGTTCCTAACGAGGTGCAAGCTAAAAATAAGAGGAATAGCATTTTAGAAGAAGATAGGTATAGAATCTGTCCTGTTTGTGGGAAAAAGTATAGAGTTTCAAAAAGGAACGGAGCAAAAACTTGTAGCTATGAATGTGGTTTTAAGTTAAGAAGCAAAACGCACCCGAATACAAAGGATTACACGAAAATCTGTCCTATATGTGGGAAAAGGTTTAATGCCAAAAGAGGAGGGCATTTTAAAAATGCTGTGTATTGTAGTCGAAAATGCAAGGATTTATCGTGTTCTCCGGTTTGGGAATATAACGGAGAATCTCACAGAGCTATTGAGTGGGCTGAAATAGTAGGTATAAATACACATTGTTTATTGCATAGAAAGGATTTAGGTTGGACTATTGAGGAGATATTAACAACACCATTAGGAGGTAAGAGAAATGCCAAGTGTAAATTATAAACAATTATATGCCATAAAAAGTAAGAACAGAGAACGCATATTAAACGCTTGCCCCAATATGAAGAATCAAAGTGGTATTTACTTCTACACTAGGACCGATGAAAACGGAATATCGTACTTTTATATCGGCCAGAGCGTAGATTGTTTAGAACGTAGTATATCGCACTTGACAGGCTATCAGCACATAGATTTATCAATCAAGAAAAGAGGATTTTATAGCAAAGATAATCCTTATGGTTGGAAACTAAACTTTATTCATTACCCAGAAAACGAACTTGATAAATGGGAACAATACTGGATTTTGGAGTACACCAAGAAAGGTTATCAGTGCAGATACAACAAGACAACAGGCGGTCAAGGAGAGGGTAAGGAAAAGATAAATGAATTTAAGCCATCTAAAGGCTACAGAGACGGTCTAAAACAAGGTGAAAAGAACTTGGCGAGGGAATTATCCTCTATCGCTGAAAAGCACCTTATAATTCGCTTAAAGCCCGAAAAAGAGCATAATAAAGTATCGCAGAAACAGTATGAGAAATTTATGGATTTGTTGAAAGCGGGTGAAGATAATCAGTAAAGACTATGATTGCCATTGTTGGAACGATTATCCCAACGAGAACCATAAATACTATGGATGTTCAGATACACCGAAAAAGAGTGGCAAATGGAAATGTGTTGATTGTTACGAATATGTTGGCAAGTCTAAGTTTGGGGCAACGCATTGTAGAAAGAAAGTGGGTGATTTAGAATGAGAATTTTGAGCAGTAAAGATTATTCTTGGCTTATGGACCGAATAGAAACTCTTTCCAATGAAAATGAAAGATTGCAGATGAAAGTTGATGAAGTAACAAAAGAACAGCCTAACGATTGCAAAAGCAATGAAGGAAGTGACTTTTGCAGTATTTGCAAATTTGGCTATTTGAGAACAAGAAATCCGTTTGGGGCAGATTTTTATGCTTGCAGTAAAACAGTGTCTTGTGAGGATTTTAAGAGAAAAGAAAGCGAGTGATTCATAGTGAATGATTGCAAAGGCTGTAAATACGAAAACAGCACAGATATAGAGGTACATTTAGAATTTTGTACGAATTGCAAAAGGGCTTATTCTAACGAAGAAGATAGAGAATTTCACGAAGATAAGTATAGAACTATAGACTAAAAATCAAAGAAAGGAATAGGTTGTCGCGACATAAAACCGGGGTTTCCTTTTGGTGGATTTAGAATGATAGTACATTGTTTATTTGAACAGTCGGGAACATTCAAGAATGCTTTCAAGAAGTATGGAATTGAAGCCTACGACTATGATATTCAGAATGAATTTAATGAAACTGACTATGTTACTGACCTTTTTAAAGAGATAGAGGGGGGGTATCAAGGTAAGCCAAGTTTGTTTGATAAGATAGGCCCTGATGATTTGATATTTGCGTTTTTTCCTTGCACTTATTTTTCAGACCAAAGCCCTAGGCATTTATGCTGCACAGCTTATCAATATAAGAATTACACTATTGAGCAAAAATGTGAGGTGTCAATGAAAAGACATAGGCAGTTAAGTTTGTTCTATGAGATACTTAACAAATTTGTTATTGTCTGTCAAAGAAAACATCTAAGGCTGATTATAGAAAATCCATTGAGCACTAGCGGAATGTATTATTTAACACATTTTTGGTGCTTAAAGCCCAATGTCATCGACAAAGACAGGACATTGAACGGAGATTACTATAAAAAGCCTACGCAATATTGGTTCATTGGTTTACAACCTAAGAATAGTCTTATTTTTGAACCATTAGAGGTAGTTGAGGTTATGAAACAAAGATATGTTACAAGCGATAATCCATTGGGAGTAGACAGAAAAACAGCAAGGTCAATGATACACCCACAGTACGCAGATAGATTTATTAGGCAATATATTCTTGATGAGGAAATATGGAGAGGTAAATAATGAAAGACAAAACAAAGCAGGAAATACAGATTTTACTTGACCTACTCAAAGGCAGTCTTACAAGAAATGGTGTAAGTATGGCAACCGACAATAGCGGTAACTTGATGTTCTTTGATACAGCAGCTTACATCAAGAGTAAAGGCAAGGAATTTGACGGATTCAGAGTTAATATTAACGATTTAGTGAAGTAACAATGTGACAGAACTTGAAGAGGTAATTATGGCAGGTAACTTTATTAAAATTGACAGAAAGATTTTAAAGTGGGAATGGTGGAGCGATATTAATACATTCAGACTTTTTATGTATATGTTGATAAGTGCCTATTGGAAAGACGGAAATTATAAAGGCAAGATAATTGAAAGAGGGTCTTTCCCCTCTTCAATATCTGAATTATCAAAAGAAACTAATTTGTCTGTAATGGAAATTCGTACCTCGCTAAAACACTTACAATTAACAGGCGAAATAACAAGCAAAGCAACAAACAAATTCACGATATTTACTGTGGTTAACTACAATTTGTATCAAACGGATAACAAGCAAGATAACAAACAAATAACAGGCAACTTAACAAACAATCAGCAAACAGATAACATTCTATTAACAAACTCTATATTAAAAGAAAGTAAGAATGAAAGAACAGAAGAAATTAAAGAAGATAAGAATACAGAAAAAGATATTACTAACGTAATATCCAAAAAGAAAAGTTATTATCCCAATGATGAATTACTTGATGAAGCATTTAACGAGTATGTGACAATGCGTAAGAGAATTAAAAAACCTATATGCACTGACAAGGCATTGCATAGGGCTATGAATACCCTTGAAAAGCTATCAGGCGGAGATAATGACTTAGCGGTTAAAATTCTTAATCAGTCAGTAGACCATTGTTGGCAAGGACTGTTTGAGCTGAAAGAAGATAATTCTAATAAACAGCAAGGCAAGAAAAATGTATTTGATGAATGGATGGAGGCAATGAAATGACAAGGGAACAGGTCGGAAAACTTCTAATGACAATACAGGCTTATTATCCCAATTACAATCCGCCAGATAAAAAGATTGCTATTAACGCTTGGTATGTAATGCTTGCTGAATATCCAGAAGATTTAGTTTTGCAAGCATTAAGAGCTTGTATTGCAACTAACACTAGCGGTTTTGCACCAGATGTAGGGCAGATAATGAGTAAGATACAAACTATATCACAGCCACAGGAACTTGATGGAATGGCAGCTTGGGGGTTGGTCAGCAAAGCGTTACGGAATGGCACTTATGGGGCAGTTGAAGAATTTAACAAGCTACCACCACTTGTCAGGCAAGCGGTTGGTATGCCAGATAACCTTAAAAACTGGGCGACATCAGATTACCAGACGATTGAAACAGTAATACAATCAAATTTTCTAAGAACTTACGAAACGGTTGTTAAGCGTACGAATGAAATAAATCGTATGCCGAACAATATCAAATCACTTATCGAAAAGACGAATACTAATTCGTATAAGGCTCAAATCGAGCAAAAATTCCAAAGAGATATAAATACATTACAAATTAAAGAAAATGCCCTTATTGGTCAAAATACAAACGCAGAAGAGTATATTGAAGCACCTCAAGATATTCAAGAAAGAATAAACGCCATGAGGTAAATTATGAAACCCAAAAATTGTATTTATCCCGATTGCCTTAACTGTACTTTAGATGATTGTTTATACAATACGCTCGAACAGTCGGATATAGTTCAGCAAAATAAACTAGATAAAGAAATTGCCTTTAGAAATAAATTAGAGCAATTAGAACCTAAGCAAAGAGCAAAGGCTATATATGACAGAATGTATGAACAGAGCGAAAAAGGCAAAGCTAGACGCAGACGATATAATCAGTCAGAAGAACATAAAATTAGCCAGAAGAAATATTTTCAGACTAAAAAAGGCAAGGCTGCACAAAAAAGGTATAAGCAATCAGAAAAAGGCAAAGCTGCACAAAAAAGAATAGAAGCTAAAAGGATTGAAACCGGTAAAAATGCCATATACTGTAAAAGATATCGGGAGAAAAAGAAAAGAGAGGCTATGTTAAATGAGCAAGTCGGAACAGCGAAGATTTCAAGAACAAATGATGAGAGTTCAATTAAACAGGCAGAAGAATAGAGAAAATAAAGAAATGTTTGGCAATGCCTTAACGATTCTATTATGGGTCCTACATGATAAATTTGGATTTGGAAATAAGCGACTAGAACGGCTTATTGATGAGATTGATAAATTCAACGAAGATTTCAATGCAGGACTTATAGATCTGAAAGAACTTATTGAACAGTTAGAAGAAGAGACAAAAATAAAAATTAAATATTAAGGAGTATGGCTTATGAAGTTTTCGCAACTTACTAAGCCGGAACTTGAAAAGATATTGGAAAATGCCAATTTTACCGAGGAAGAAGAGAGAATATTCAAACTTCTTTCTCGGAATTTTACACAAAAAGAGATAGTTGCACGATTATGCGTATCGCAAAGAACTCTTGAAAGGAGAATAAGAAACATTAAAAATAAAATTGAAAGGGTGTGCTGTGATTGGAATTAA